TTCAAGTCGTGCCGAGTATTGGGCGGTTCTCCAGCACTCCACCTTAGCTTGGGCGGCTGTCATTAGCCATCGGTATCGTTCCTCTATTTCAACGGCTGCCCTGATCCCTTCGAGAATCTCTACATATTCGGGGTGCGCATAAGCGAATGTGTCCTGTTTTCCAAGCACTTCAGTACCAGCAAGGCTTTTCAGTTGTGCGTGTTTTGATCGCTTGAATTCCTCTAAGAACATACGATCAGACTTGGCCTTCGCGTAGAGTGGGGCTGTATCCACGATAAATTGAATTGCACGGGTAGGCTCGTTCATTTGATAAACCCTTCATATTTTCGATAGGTTGGGCCATCTTTTTGTTCGCACCTTCTACTGTGCTCGTTAGCCTCTTGTAAAGCCTGAAAAGCCCATTTGCAGTTAGTGCATACCCAATATGGCGGGTTGCCTGGTGCGTCTTTCTTTTGTTCAATCATAGGTAACAACCCTTTGTCTGATAATTTTGGCGCAATCTTGAATTGTTGTTCTTTCTACTTGGGCAAATTCTGGTTGATCGAGCCACTCTAGGGTCATGCCTTCGACCAGTTTTGCATCCTCTTCTCTCTGTTGTTTAGCAACTAAGATAGCAAAGCGTTCTAAGTATTCGGTTAACTCGTGATCTGCTTGATTGGATGGGCTATAAACTTCATTTCTTTCGACATAAAACCTAGCCTTTTGTGCCATCTTATAAATTTCGTCTTTGGTCATGTTATTTCCACCACTAGGTTGCCGTTTGATCTGATGTAATCACGGGTTTTCTGAATGTACTTTTCAAATTCAGACCTAGAAATGCTTGATTGTTGAAGGTCTGCATATTCGATTAACTCACGCACGGCTTTAATACCCTCTCCATCAAGCACGACTCGCATTGTTGAGTTATATCGTTCTGCAGCTTTGAACAGGGCTTTTTGAGCTTTTTCACAGACTGGCAACACTTCAGGCCCAACACCGCCTCTCGCCATCGTTTCTGATAGGTTTAACACCTCGGTTAGGGTATGCCAATCCTGAATTGTTCCCATGCCCTTAGTTATCGCTTCTAAGGCTGAGTATTCCATCATCCTTAGTTTGTCTAGCTTTTCTCTGTCGGTAATGCAAGCGCCCTCGATTGAATGCTTAATTGGATTCAGCAAAGCCCATACCTTGCGTTTAACTTGCTTCCTCAAGAGTTTTTCTCCTTGAGTTTGATTTCAATGTCTCTTGCAAAGTCAACCATCCATGCGCCATAAACAATTCGCCATTCATCACATATTGGTTTTAACTCTTCCTTTGTCAGCCCTACCCATGTGCGCTGTGCATCACGTTGACCAATGAACTTTCCGCGAGGGGTACAGGCTCGCCAACAGGTTTCATATTGACCACAACAGGGTTTTGCGTCTTTTAGGCTTTCAATCAAACCCACAGGCTCATCCTTCGCTTCTAGTGCGGCTTTAATGGCGGTGTATGTGTTTTTATAAAGAACTTCTCCAGTATTTTCATAATGTTTCATACCCAAATCTTCCAACACTTCCAATGCAAGGCGTAATGCTTCATCTTTAGTCATTGGTTAACTTCCATGTGCCATTGCAATAAACCAAATACCCCATCCAAGTGCTGCGCTGTATTCGCTACCGATTAAGAAGCTACCGATGGCTATAAAAATCAACTGCATGTAGTCGCTAAATGTCATACGTCCTCCATCTTGTAGTTCAGTTTGTGATGTTGAAAGCGCATGGCGGCCTCGATCTCTAGTTCTTTGAACTGTTCATCAGACAGTAAACCAATGACATCACGCCCATTGAACCAAATCTCTTTGATTGACTCGTTATAGGTTGTTTCTCCATCGTTTTCATACTCATAAACGACAGTAACAATCTCGCTACCTGCTCCTGTGGTTGTGTCAAATTCCCATGTACTCATGTTCACTCCTGTTAAAAATTAAACTTTAAGCCTGTTTGATTAGCGATTGAATAGGGATTTACCCTTAGTCACCACAAAAACAGGCAATTCCTTCTTCGTTTTGGTCAAACATATCTGTCTGAGCTAAAGCATATTTGTGCATTTCTGCATAACTTGGGCGGTCTTTGCGGAACTTTGCTCCATCACCATAAGTCTTGTTTGAGCTGTTAGCGTGAGCTTCCATCTGCATCCACCACAAAGCTCGCTCTGGCTTTTCTTGGATCAAGGACTGGATTTGGTGAGCAGGCTTTAAAAAGCATAAGTCGCAATTGCCATGCATCGTTACCCCATTGTTGTTTGGCAATTTAAGGTCGAAAGGGTGATTCTTCCAAAACTTGCCAACATCTTCCTTTGTGATTCCTGCTGCCACCAAAGGCGTTCTGCTTCGGTCGATCTTAGCGGCTCGTCTTTGTTCGTCTGCCCGAATGCCAACCCAATCCATGTTTTCGTTGTGATGCCAACCCAAAGACTTTAAAAAGTGATGGATAACACGAATCTTCATGTTAATTGTGCAAATCCTGGCAACTGGGTTTGGCAGGTATGGCTTGCCGTTTTGGTTGATAGAGTCAAAGAAAGGCTCACCATTGCGACTTGCTGTTTCGTAAGAAACAACCTTGAACCTCTCTTTTGGTACTTCATGGGCTTTGTACTCAAGCCAATTTATCTTTACATTCCAGTTTGTTTCGCAGGCATGAACAAACTCTAAAGTTTCTTCGCATTCCTTGCCTGTATTGGCAAAACAAACGATTGCTTCCTCTGGCAGGCTCATGTCGTGAGCCTCGAGTATCTTGTAAAGCATGAATGCCGATGTTCTGCCTCCTGAGAAGCTGATACAGGTCGGCTCAATAATTTCAAATGGGTTACTCATGTTAAATCCTCTTTAACCATTACTTCTACTGCAGGGGTTTCTGCATAAACCTTCGTCACATGAAGATTGACTACCTGTTTATCATCCAGATAGACAATTTCATTCATGGAATCCAAAAAGCACTTGGCAACATTGTCCAGATCAGGCTTCTTCATTGGCTTGATGATTCCTGCCAATGCGTCCTTACGCTTCTGTTTTGAATAAGATGCGGGTATTCCAACTCTGATATAAATTGCGACTGTCATAGGCGTGTCTAGAGGCTCTGAAGCACCCATTGCCGCCTTTGCCATCATCCTGATTTCGTCTTCGTAGGTCTTGGTCTTCTGTGGGGTATAGGTAGAGGTGAATTTACCTCTTCTAGCAAACCTTGGTCTGCCCTTGCCTACTGGCTCACCATAGACGATATATGTCAACATGAAGGTCATTTCAGGATTCTCCAAGCTGTTGCTGCACAGAGTGGGACTTGGGCGTTTCCAATGGCTTTAAGTCTGTCCACCCTAGCGGGAATCCCATGAGCCACTCTACCCACGTTGGGTTCAGCTGACCACCATTTCCTGCTCCCATTAGTCGAGCCTCTTCGACTGTTGTGTTTTTGTTCAACAAATCCCAACTCCCACTCCCGCCACACATCCCTTTCGTTCTCGGTGTAGGCCAAGTTAGAACTGCTGTCGAAAGTGAGGTTTGAGTCCCTTTCTTGCCATCCCTGCGAATCTGTAAACCCTGCCTGGCCTCGCTGTGAACTGGAGTTGGCCACATCTCTTCCCTCTTTCTCAATGCTTTCCTGCTGTTGCTCCCACCATCTAATCCTGTCGTATTGGGCGTGTGGAAGTAATCCACGCCATTTGGCACGAATCCAGATTCTGTCCCTCTGATGGTTTGCTCCAACATCCGCTGCTCCCAACACTCCCCATTTCGCATCAAACCCCATTGCGGCCAACTCTCCGAGAACAACTCCAAGTCCCCTAGTAGTGAGCATTGGTGAGTTTTCCACAAAGACGTATCTGGGTCGTACTTCGTGAATGACCCTCGCCATTTCTCGCCACATTCCTGATCGCTCTCCTTCAATTCCAACTCCTTTTCCTGCGGCTGAGATGTCTTGGCATGGAAACCCGCCAGATACGACATCAACAATTCCTCGCCACGGCTTTCCGTCAAAGGTTTGAACGTCATCCCAAATCGGGAAAGGCGGGAGAAGCCCATCATTTTGTCTTGCGCACAGTACGCTAGCTGGGTATTGCTCCCATTCGACTGCACAGACTGTTCTCCATCCAAGGAGGTGTCCTCCAAGAATTCCTCCACCTGCCCCTGCAAAGAGAGCGAGTTCATTAAGGCTTTGCTTATCAACCATGTCATTTAGTCTTTCCTTGTATAAACACCATGATAAATTTCAAGGGTTTTTTTATACGCTTGTTCGGCATCATCTTTTGACTTATAACGACCAATCCATATTTTTTTATTATTGGCTTTTAGTTGAGCAAGCCACTTTCTTTCAGCTTTATCCCAAGTAATACCTCTAACCCCGCTTGCACCTATCAAGATTTTTCTATTCCAAGAATTTTGAGCTGAAGTAACTTCTCGTAAATTTTCTATTCTGTTATCGCTTGGATTACCATTGATGTGATCTAATATTTTTGGAAGATATCCGTAGTGATACAAAAATATTGCTCTATGTGTATAAATATATTTTCCACAAACTTGGATATGCTCATATCCATTTTTCAATTTTGAACCAGCTTTTTTGCCTATTAATTTCAATTGTCTTCGATCAACTTTCCAATAAAGATTCCCATCTTTGTAATTGAAAAATTCTTTTAAAAGCTCTTGAGTAAACATATTTCACCTCATCATTGGTGTTAGTCATCACAGAAGGTAACAGCAGGGCGGTGATGAATCG